GTCAGACGTACCAAGCTTTGCCATGAGATTCTCCTTAGTTTCCGCCGCAGTTGTAGTAATAGACTGCGGAAGCTGTGCCACCGGATATGGTGAATGCGGTTTTAGACTGCGCAGAGATATACGGGATGTTGGCTACTGCCGCGGGCTGCGCTCCCGGGGTTACGGTGCAGAAGGCGTTGTTGGCGAAAGCACTGGCGAAGGTCAGGGTACAGGCAGTTGCGGCTGAGCCAAACGTGATCTTGCCAGCATGGCTGGATGAACCCGCATCGACCGCAGGAGAACCACCACAAGCCGAAGCTGTTGGTACTGAAACTGTCGAGTAAAGATGAATGCCTGTGACATTGCTGGATGAAACAATTGCACCGGCCGAATCAACAGTGACAATATCTGAACCGCCATCAGACAGTCTAATCCCAGCGCCTGTTGGATTGTACCAAAGATAACTAGTCCCCGAACCAGTACGCGATGCCATAACAAATGCAGATGCCGCACCAGTTGAAGTTATGGTGCTGGCAGAAAGGGTGCTAGAGAAATTACCAGTTGTACCAGAAACTGCCCCAGACGAAGCCAAGCTAGCAACAGTTGCTGCGCCTGAGCCGGTAATATTATAGCCGGTTGATTTGAATGCAGACGTCGTTATGGTTAGTGCGGAAAGATCAACGCCTTTATCAACAGTGCCACCACTACTTGATCCAATCAGCGTTGCCGAAGTCGAGAACGGAAACAGGCCCAGCGGCCAGTTGAAATCAATCCCGCGATCCCATGTTGCCGTGGTCGTAGAGTCACGGCCAAACGAAAGCATTGCCTCGTAGGTTGCACCTTTTACAGCGTCACTGTTGACGCTGGCAATCAGTAAGCCTGATTTATACTGAGCACTCGACCCAGTTTGCATCGAGATATCAAACTCAGCGCCTTGGGCTGATTTTAGATATGTCGCCCCGCTCCGCATTTCAAGAAGCGATGCTATGCCATAATATGATCCATAATATGTCGGACCGACAGCCGAACCACCATCGCCTGCATTAGCGAAGTGAATCGCAAAAAACGGTGTGTAGAATTTCTTCGATGGATCGGTTCCAGCAATAGCCACATTCTTTGTTAGAATTGGCATAAGCGAAAAACGATTGCCTTCACCGGCACCAGCATTGATGTTATGTGCAATCCACTGCGCGGCTAGAGCCGGAACAGCAGTTGAGCCTGTGGCCGTATCTGCAACGCTTGTGAGTGCATAAGGCGCACCGCCTGAACCTGTGAATGAACCAACAAGATATTGCGCCTGATTAGCAGGAGCAAAAGCTGTCGCAGTCGCGTTTTGACTTGTTCCTACAACAGATTTTAGCCAAGTGTTCGGATAGGCCGCGGTGATTGCGCTGGTAACAAATCGTGTATTGGCGCAGGCATTCGAGTTGTCAGCCGCAGGTTTATTTGCACAGGTGGTGTTCTGCGCAAATGCGGGGCTGGTTATAAGACCAAAGAGAAGGGCAAGAATCTGAATCATAGTCCTGCCTCTACACGTTTGTATCGATAACAGTCAATGGATTAGTCGTACCCGCACCAGTCACAGCAAACGCTTGATAGGCACCTTGGCATTCGCCTTCGATCGTGAACTGTCCACCATTGCCATATATGCGAATGCAGCCGCCGAGGGCTGCATTGCTAGGCGTGAATGCTACATTAGACCCAGAGGTCTGAATCACAACCGGGGCAATGAATACATCATTTGATCCCGGATTGTGAAAGGTAAGTTTGGTGCGGCTGGTATTCGCAGCCGCAACCTGAACCAAGCCTGACTCGGTGATGTTGTTATAGCCATAAATCTTACCGCCGCTAGCCCCATTGTATGCTAGTGCGCCTCCGGGATTTGCGACGATAAGACCCATGATCAGACCCTCCGAGCAGCGGATTCGAGAACTTTCTGATTGACCTCAGCAAGCTTGCCGATGTTCGCAATCAGATCGGTCATGCCGGGAATCTCGGCAGGCTTAGACTGAACCATCGCCAGTTCAGTCTGGAACTTGTCAATCAGCGACTGGGAGAAATCACCCGCCATGTTCTCAGGCTTAGCGCCCCAACGAGCCTCAAACGTGGCCGAGATTTCCTTGGCCTCGTCGTCAACCGGATACATGTCGGGAGTGGGATCGCCGGTGAAGACAATGTCCTTGGGATCGCCCTTGCCCTTGTAGCAGACAATGATTTCGCCTTCGGCGTTGTCCTTGTTGCCCCACTGGTTCGTCCAGCACTGGGGATCGCGGATATCAAGCAGCCGCGGAACCGGGAACTTGGTCCGCTGAGGGCGGCCGGTAGTTCGGTTGGTTTCTTGGTATTCCCATTCCTCGCCTTCAACGTTGAGGTAATGGGGAGTCATAAGCTTCCAGCGGGCCATGGCAGGGGGTCCTTTTAGTTGGCGACCGTGAGGCCGGCGGGGTAACCAGAGTAGACACCACCGGTGCCAAGAATCTGGTCGTCACGATCAAGCACGATACCACAGTTGATAGCACCCGCAGAATGAGTGCCAACCGAGATAAAGTTCAGCTTTAGGTAACGGGGCAGAACCTGACCCGGAGCCGGACGCGGAACGTCGATATTGGCCAGCTGCGCTCCGGCGACAAGCGAGGCCTCGGCAATAGCCGAACCCTGCCACATCGTGGTGTAGGAGCCGGGAGCACCAGAACCATTGTCCGGAGCACCCTGCAACTGCAACTGAAGACTGGTGCCGCCGGTGATTGCCGTAGTGACAAGCGCCGAAAGCTTCATTGCCGGATCGTCGCCTGCACCGATATCGCGAGCACCGCCGCCATTGGCAGAGCTAGGAACACCGCTGGCAACGCCAAGGTCGATGATGTTAGACGCAGCCTGAGTACCAGTCGTCGGCAGATCAGTCTGGGCACCGGCCGTGATACCACCAGTCGCGCCGTTAGACGTGCCGGTGAAGGTGAGAAGGTTGTCGAGAATCATGGTTTGAGTTCCTTTTTGTGTTTAGGACTAATGACTTGCGATCAGATCCTAAACAACCTGCGCCTCGTTGTTCAAAATTGCGTCACACGTACGAACCGGAATGCCGCGGAACGTGGTGACGACCTTGCCATCCCACTCTTCGAGACGGAGCAGAACGTTGGTCTTGTTCATCGCCTGCAAGTCGAGGTAGGTGCGAACCACACGGTTGCAGTAGATCACCGTGCGGCCCATGTTACCGCGAACAGCCGGGGTGTCAGAGGACTGAATCGCCGTTGCGCCCGAGGGAGCAGTCGGCAAGCGATAGAGCGCACGGACCAGAAGATTGATCAGGTTCGCAGCCGAAACGCCAGTCAGCTGATTCACATCCACGTTCGCGATGCGGGCGCAGTAGCGCCAGTCGCGAAGGACCAGACCGATTTCCCACTTGAAGTGATCGCGATAGGCCTGATAGGTATTGCCCGAGGCATCGGCCACAGGCCACTCGCCCATGTCCTTATGCTGGAGGCCAGTCATCTTGCCCTTGGGGAAGGTGCCATGGAGGGTGTCATCGCCCCAGACCAGCGTCCAAATCGAAGTGTTGGTCGAAGACGCACCACCAGCGTCGAGAACGTTTGCAGCCGTCGCAGAGTTGGCCGCGGTCTTCGTGGAATAGCGCGGGGCCAGACCAGTGAAGCGTTCCGGGTTGGTGTGCTGGTTACCGTAGATCAGCGTGGAGGCGACCTGCTGGCTCATGCCTTCGAGGAAGGCGCGAACCTCAGACAGACGGAAGTCAGCGGTGTTGCCGTTGAGGTCCGCGATATCCTTGTCGATAACCGCATAGGTTTCAAGATTACCGCAGGTATCGACGATCTGCGCAGTCGTGGACTTGGCATTCGGGACACCGGCGTTCAACAGACGCCACGTAGCCTGAGGCAGGCCCGTGCGGATCGTGGTCTTGTGACCCGTCGGGAGATTGCCTTCCATGACGAGCATGTCGTCAAGGATTTCATTGGTCTGGGAGAGGATTTCGATGATAGACGCGACCTTGTAGCCGTCGTCCATTCTTTTCGCCCAGTCGGCATACGTTATTGCAAGGGAGCCAACAGTAGCCATTTCAAAGTTCCTTAAGGTTAGATGATCCGAAAACTAATCTGGCCATCGCGTTCATCCCTAGTAGGGCTTAGCGTTTCGGGAGGTTGGGATACATCGCAGCCGCCGGTGACGGCTTGGATTCAACGCCTGTACGAGACTGTCCATGTGGCGAAGGGTTGTCTCCGCGAACCGCGGTGCCTTCGTTCACAAGCTGGGCAAGGGAATACATGGCTTTGATGATGGCAGGGTTGTCCCCGGCGCCAGTCAAGTCCATGGCTTCCTTATAGGCGGTGCGAGTGGCTTCGGGGATTCGATCAAGGGCTCGGCCGATATCAACCTTTACCGCGTCAAGCTTTCCGCCAATATCTTTGTCGGCTTGAAGCTGCGAGCGCCACTCCGTGCGCATCTGCTCCATGAAGCCTTCGTTCTGCGTGTTGATTTCGCCAATCTTCGCCGAGTAAAAGTCTACAAGCTTCTGAGCCTGCTCCTGCGACAAACCAAGTTCTCGGAAGATGGGGGTTGCAGATTCAATGGTGGCTGCGTCGAGAGTATGTCCTTCGGGGATAGAAAAATCGGAGTAGGACTCTGGGACGACGGGTTTGTCCCCTGCGGCTGGGGCGGTTGCATTCCCGGCAGGCTCAGCTGGTCTGGATTGGTCAATGATTTCTCCCGTTTCAGTCCGCGCTTCCGGCGAGTTCGCCATCGGGGCTTCCATCGGCGTCGTCGGTGTCTCTATCGTCGCTGTCCCGTCGCTCATTAACTTGCTCCGCTATGTTGGCTTCTTTCATCATCAAGACAAAGTAGTCTGGACAATTAGTTACAATGTCGTTGTAGATTTTCAACCCGATGTTGCGTTCGCCTTTGGAATAGGCTTCGAGCAAAGCATCGCCGGTAAATGGGTCCGCGAAGATATGACAACTTGCGAGAAGATCACGGAAATATGTTCGACCAGCCGATGTTGACATAGCTGCGACGATGAAGTTGATCCGGTCCTGCTCGGCGATCTTCGCGGCTTTCTCATATCGGCGAATGTCTTTCCGTTCGGAGGCATTACGCATTAGCCGGTCGCTCCAGCCATCTGTTGCAGCGGGCTAGGTCCGCCGCCATCAGCCGACGCCATAGTCTTGGCACCGCGGGCAAGCTTCTCAGCAATTTCCGCCTGCTGGGCTGCTTGCTCTTGATGCGCCCGCTGCTCACGAATCTGGGCAACTTCGTCATCTGTTTTCATCATCTTAGGATCATTGTTCAGTAGACTGGAGTATTTGTCAAGCGCGTAGTCGAAGTTGATCTTGTCCGTGGAGCCGGGGATGACGCCTGCCATGTTGCCGGCCAAGGAAAGCACGCGTTCGATCGATCCGGCCTTGGTGGCTTGCTGGGCCTGAGCAAGCATGGATACGAAGTCGATGGTCATCATCTGGTTTTGGATTTCGGGGGGTGCAGGAGGAATGATCCCGGCGCGATTTGCCACTGCAAAGACTCGCTCAAGGACAGGCCGTAAGACTTCATTATCGATACGTTCGAGGGCCGGTCCGAGCATAACCAGAGATTCGGATTTTCTAAGGTCCCACTCGACGGCAGTAACATTGGATCGAGTCTCATACTGCGATGCGGTACGAAGCACATCATTGAAGAAAATCTCCGCGAGACGGCCTTTGACCTCTTCAAGATCGGCCGTGATTTCTTGGATCGGAAACTTGGTGTCGTAGACTGAGGCGAAGCCGGGTTTGCCAGAGGCTGAGTAGCCAGAGACAAAGGTGATGCCGCCCGGGGTCAGGTTCGCAGGCTGGTTCTTAAGCTGAACATCTGCGACCAGCGGAGGATTGACCATCTTGTCGATGGCTTGAGCCTTTCGCCGGGTTTCGAGTTGGACCTGTTTCTGATCGGGCAACCCGTCCATCGCAGGGGATCGGCCGTAGGGATCGTTGGAGACAATGTCCCAGCGACCGACGATTGCCATTTGCTCTTCGTACCCGCGCTTGCGAAGAAAGCCGGGGGGACTGGCAGAGCCGCCCTGAGGGGAAGCTGAACCACCCCATTCCCAGTAAGCTTCGCGGAACTTGAACCGTTCGGGGATGCCGAATTCTTTGGCGCGCCCGTCGGTGTTTGGTTCGATCGAATGGGCTACGATGATTTCACGAGACAGACCAGAGCCGTCTATGAGGTCGTAGCATTCCTGTACAGCGGCTGAGCAGTTGTCGTAGCCGAACTCACGGACAACGGCCATCACTGTCCATGTGAACTCGCGATAGAAGATCGTCGGGCGATATTTGCCGTCAATGTCAACGTAGTATTCGCCGAGGCAAGGATTGACGCAATTGATGACGTTGTCGAAGTCTTCGTAGATCAGCATCGAAGACGTGCCGAAGACAACGAGGTCGTAGTAGAACGTGGCAATGGAATTGTAGAAGTTTGATTCGGAGAAGATCAGATACATGATCCGCTCAACTTCGGCAAGCCAAAGCGAAACTGGCGAGGTCTGGGTTGAGTCGAAATAGCCGACTCGCAAGCGAAACCAAAGACTCGTCGGGGAAGATTTACCAGAGACAAGACCTGACGCAAGGTTGCGCGCATAGACGCAACCCGTTGAATCAAGGATGTTCTGGTTCAGCGGCGAACCTCGGGACATTTGGTTTGGCGTAATCAGCCACTTGTATCGGCGAGGCAGGAAGTAATCTGCAAGTTCGCGCCAGTGGACCCACCACGAATAGCGATTCACCCGAAGCGACAGTAACCGACCTTCGCAGTATCGGCGGTAGGCGTAGTCTTTGGTGGTGAGGACTTGGGTCACGGCTTAGCCTCTTCCAGAGGTTTACTATCCATCGTCTGCAATTGTTCTATTTCATCCCGTCTATCTTCTATATTATTAGAACGTCTACCTTTAGCTAAAATTTCCCGTCCAAATTCAGACTCACCAATATCTGTAGGATCAAACTCGCGATCCAATCCACGTTCTAACTCACCTTTAGTTTCAGGTTGCACCAATCGGCCATTTTCGTGCATCAGCGCGGCTGCCGACATGACAAAGGTTTCATCGGGCATTGGCAGGCGCTGAGCAGGAGCTTTGCCGAAAGGTACAACGATGGCCATGGATTAGCTCCCGAGCAGGGTCTTGCCGCCAGCCGTTGCACCAGCCGAAGGTGCAGCCGCGGCCGAGGACAGGAACGTCGGCTGGGCAGTGGGCTTGTTAGTGTTGGGTGTGCCGGTCGGGTTCTGTGCCGGGGCAGGCTGAGCCGGAGGCGCTGCGGGCTGCTGGTTTCCGCCACTGCCAAACATAAACTTGCCGATTGCTTTGAATGCACTTGCCATGGGTTGCTCCTATGCTTGCATGCGTTCTGGGGAATACGGATCGTATTCGCTGGTGACAAGGTTGTCTTGGAAATGTTCCCCACCTGCTCTAGCTGATCGTGCCAGAGGATGGGAGAAAGTCAAGACTAACGCGTCGATATCGTCAAGGGATATGCCGTTGCCGTCCTCGTCAACAAGGTCTTCTTTGCGTTCGAGAATGATTTCGTCTTTGTTGTTGTAGGTATATTTGATGGCGAGCATCTGGCGACGGAGTTCTGGGTCATTGGGGAGGGCCCCTGTGGCAACCCAAGCGCGGCAAGCTCCGTACATGGCGGATCGGTTGTTGGCATAGCGTTCGCCGGTGTTGCCCCAGATGGTGTTGTGGATTATGTCTTTGCCGCCGAATTGGACTTCGTAGCAGAACATTCGCTTGGCGCGAACTTGGTCAACTACACCACCACCAACACCACCACCATCGATCATGATACCATCGGCGTGAAGTTGTTCGTTGATCGCAGCGACCTCGTCGGCAAGCTGAGTGGTGGAGAATCCGTTGTAGCGTTTGCGTTCGATCGAACGTGCATCGCGGCCTTTGCGGGGGAAGATCACTGATGCGTTCATGCCGAAACGGGCAACGTCAACGCCAAGTGCTAGGGGTTCGTGGCGATCCACGAAAACATCCCGGGCCATAGCTTCGTCGATCTGGGCTGCGGAGAAGAATTCCATCAAGCCTTTTCGTGGGAATTGGCCTAGGACACGGACGCGGACAAAGTCGGAGTCAACTCCATAAGCGTCAATCCATCCTTGCAGCCGCTTCTTGTTGGTGATCCTAACTGTTCTAGAGTCAATCTGTAGATGATGCCACTGGGCTGCAAATTTACCACCCGGAAAGCATTCCTTAAATCGGCCGATGTTTCGCGTAGGATTTCCAAAGGCAAGCCAAATGATTTCTGTATCAGCATCAGTCAATGCACCTTCTGCGGTTTCCCAGATAATGTCAGGGATTTCGGAAGCCTCGTCGAAGATCAGGAGCAGGCGCTTGCCTTTGTTATGAAGGCCGGCGAAGGCCGCTGGGTTCTTCTCAGACCACGGGATCATGTCGATGCGCCAAGTGCGCTCGCGATTGGGGTCTTTGGAGAATAGGCCGGTGGCGGTTAGGGTAAAGTGTTCCCGGGCGAAGAAGCAGAGGTTGAACCATTTGCCGAGTTCGGCCCAGGTCTTGGTTTTAAGCTGGGTTTCGGTATTAGCGGTGATGACTCCGCGGGTGTCGGGGAGGGTGCAGAATGCCCACATGGTTATCTGGGCCACGGTTGCAGATTTGGCAATACCGTGGCCGGATGCGACGGCTTCTTGGATGGCTTCGTTGAGATTGATCAGACCATCGCGGATACGATTCATTAGATCGCAGGCCCATTCCTCAGGGCCGTCAGACTTCTCAAGCACAGTTCCAGGCTCGCCCCAAGGGTATGCACCCATGGTGAAGGCGAGAGGGTCGCCCTTTGTAGCTGCGAGGAAATGGAGAAGTTTGTCATCCATCAGGCGATCACACCGATCAGGTCAAGGTAGGCTGGGCCGCAGGTCGCGCCATCTGCCGACCAACACAGCGTCGGATTGCCGTTGTCGTCGGGCGGACCGAGAGGCACGCGCAGGTAAAGCGTGAGGCCGAAGGCTCGCCACGCCGCTGCGAGGTTGAGAAAATCCGGCGCCTCGCCGTTGAAGCGCACGCGCACCCACTTGCCGGGGAGCGCCTGCATTTCGGGGCAGTCAATTTGACCGCCCGGTCCCGCGCATGTGACCGTCTTGCCCGTCGGGACCGACACATCGCCCACGGCGTTGTAGAACCAGCTTCCGTCTTTGCCGAGCGGGCCTTGCGTGATCGGAGCGCCCTTGTCGTCGGCAAAGCCTGTCGCCTTGGCCGCCTGTGCGAATACCGCCCACGACGCGCCGTTGGCGAGGACTTCAAACGCCGCGGCGGGAGCAACGGTGTGGAGACAGACGACGAGCGCGAGAGCGAGGCGACGGATCACAGCGCAACCCTCCAGTGGATCGGCAGATTGTCATTGTCGGCGAAGGCGTAGCGGATGCCGTTGTCGTTGGCGGCGTAGCTCGCCCCCACCACGCTCTTGGCTTGCAGCGTGGCGTCGGGAAGGCGGGAGTTGTAGATGGCGAGGGAGCGGACATGGCCGTTAATGCTGCGCGTGGATGGCCCGCCAATGTAGATGGCAGACGGCGCAGACGCCCAAGGAACAGATGCATCTTTGGCAATGGTAGAGTTTGACACGAGCGCGCGGCTGCTAGCGTCCCATGCAAACCCTACACGAACTGGTCCGGGTTTAAGGCTGTCGAAAGCAGTAAACGTCAGCGCGGACGAGCCGTTGTAGGAATACATATCCGCCGCTGAATAGTTCTGATACGCCAAGCCATTCACATTTCCTTGGTCCTGCATCTGTGGTGCAGGACACAGGCGGCTTGTGGCAAGTCACGGGCCTGTCCACGACGCTTCCAACGCTCGTTCGCGTCACGCGGACGGTAAAGACGACTG